AGAGGTTCATATGCTTAATATGTATAATAAAAACTAAGATGGCACTAATAAATTTACAATCACAATTAGATTTAGTTCAGGGTACTGAACCTGTAGGTAATATGAGTGGACAAATAGGTCCTACATTTGATTTAGGTCCTAATTCTATTTTTCAAATAGATTCATTAATAAACCAATACCAATATAATTATGGAAACACAAGTGATAGTGTGGGTCCTTCTACTTTAGATTTAAATGGAGTTGATTATGGAAATGGTATTTTTGATTTTGGTCCTAATTCTACTTTTCAACAAGATTCATTAGCTAGTATCCCTTTAGGACAATATGCTGATTTAAATGGTTTACCAGGACCTCCATTTGATAATGGACCTGAACCAGGAGGGGTATTTAATTTAATAGATACCTTACATGAACAATCTTTAACTAGCAATTATTCTTACCAATATGGTAATTCTATAGCTAATGTAAACGCTACTACTTTAGACTTAAATGGATTTCAGGGCCCTAATTTTGATTTAGGCACTAATTCTACTTTACATAATGCAGATTCATTATTAAATTATTATCAGTATATAAATCCTACTTTAATACCTATATCTCCTTCTAGCTTAGATTTAAATGGAGAACAACCAGATAATTTTGATTTAGGAGCAGATTCTACATTTCATAATCCTGATTCATTACTTGAACAATATCAATATTCATATGGTGCTGGGAATAATCCATTTAATAATTCAACAGCACAAACAGGTCCCTCTAATTTAGATTTAAATGGTGTAAG